TTAAGTTTGCTATTATTAAAGTTGTTAGTAGTGGCGAGCGTGATCCGGATGCAGAAGGCGTTGCTGGTATGAGTGCTAGTAAAATGCGTAAACTAGCCGCTGAAGGAAACTTTGAAGGATTTAAACAAGGCGTTCCAGGATCTAATGATGCACTTGCAAAACAGATGTATGCTAGAGTACGTCAAGGTATGGGCATACAAGATGAAGATCAAGCAACAAAAGAAGAAGCCGCGGGTGTTGGCATTCTTACAAAACAAAATACAACTAAGGATGTTAAAAAAGGTACACTTAAAAAGATGATGAAAGGTTTCAAATTAATCTAATGGGTGCTACCAATGAAAACATTTGATTTTATAACATCAATGAGCAAGGCCTACTACGAAAAGAGTGGGTTTAGACTTGTAGAAACATTCCTTAAACAATTTCCAGAACAATACACACTTCACATATGGACTGAAGATTATCCGGAACTTCCAAAAAACGACAGAATTATACAACATAATTTAAACACAAATAAATTTTATAATTTGTTTACCTTAAATGTTAAAAAATTTAAAGGTAGAGCAAAAACATCTCGCATGAGCATTAAGGTTGGAGTACAATACGAAGCATCACAAATACTAGACGGAGATGTTTTAGTTTGGTTGGATGCCGATGTATATGTTACTAATCCAATTAATTCAGTTTTCTTTGATATTGTTCAACCGAAGCAACTAGCAAATTATATGGGGCAACATCATAATAGCGGTCCCGAAACAGGTTTTATATCTTATAATAGGCATCATCCAGAATTTGTGAAATTCATGAATATGTTTGTTGAAGTTTATTACTCAGACAAAATCTATGATTTAGTTCCTCCGGTAGATACTAGTGCATGGTGGGATGTATATAAAACAATGCCAAAAGAATATTTTTATAGTGTAACACGCAATTCTCCATTATCACATGTCTTTCACGTAAGTGAACTAAGACACTGGTTAGGACACGCAAAAGGCGGTATAAAGTCAAGAGATCCTAAAACTATTGACAAACGAGCATTTCACGTGATTCCAAGAGAAAAAATAGCAAACACTTTAAAATAAATACTGATATGAACATTGAAGAATTAAAGAAACTTGCTGGTATTGATAAGGAACAACAACAGCCCCAGACATTGGAAAATATGTCGCATACAGCACAGGCTTTAAAGGATAAAGAGCGTAAATTAGGCATTAAACCAGGCGATGACGAATGGTTTAAACTTTGGTTTTCAAAACCGTTGATGTCTGGTTCAATTGATAGTAAGTTTGCAGGGTTTAGAGGTAGAAAGAAAAAATAATGGGAACGCCAAAGATATATTTAGACATGGACGGAGTACTTGCAGATTTCTTTTCTGAGTACGCAAAAATGGCTGGCGTTAACTCAGGAAACTATAGAGATATTCCTCAAGAAAAAGTAGAAGCAACATTAGATGCTATGATCGGAACAGACTTCTTTGCACGTCTACCGATGTTTCCTAATGTTCCTAAATTGCTTAAATTGGTTTTAAGTTATACCGATCATTATAATATTTGTTCAAGTCCGTTACGCGGCGATGGTGCAAACTCTGAAAAGTATAAGAGAATCTGGATTAAACAACATCTTAATCCACAACCGAAAGATATTATTATTACAAATAATAAGTCTACGTATGCTACTCAGTCGGACGGTACCCCGAATATTCTCATAGACGATAGGGGTCTTAACATTAATGGCTGGAACGGTGCAGGTGGTATTGGCATCAAATATCAAGCAGATGAAGATAGCCTAGAAATAGTTAAACGTGCTTTGGACAAGGCTTTCAAGAAGGATGTTGGTGAGCCAGAAAAAGATGATGCAGAACAAAAACAGGAGTGGTACAACAGGGAAGACCTTCCTCAAATCAGAAACAAAGATTTGAAGCATATTCCGCACACTCTCGAAACGGTTAACCTTGATAGTATCGTTCCTGTTCAGAAAGAACGTGTAAAAGAAAATTTACAAAGACAATACAAGCGTTTAAAAGAAAACAAACTAGAACCTATTATTGTCGATAAAGATTATAGAATTATTAATGGTCATCATCGCTACGAAATATTAAAACAACTTAATAGCACATACATCGATGTTGCAAAGATAGATGAATCATTAGAAATTATTATTAAATTATCATCGCCTATTGAACAAGAAGGCGCATTAATACCTAATCCTAAAAACACACACGTTGTTCGAACTGATAGTCCATATGACTTTATTCGATTAGGATCACACCTAGGTAATCCTGCTGAGGTTGACCCAGATGATTTTAATCCAGGGGTTGGATCACCAGATACAGGTCTTGTGTTTTACGGTGGCGACAAAGAAAAAGAAATGGCCCATAAGTATATCAAAAGACTAGGATATAAAGTACAACCAGGAGATGGTTATACTGATATGCACTATGATAATAAAAAAGCCAATGAAGCAGTTCAATACAAAGCACCTAAATTAGATTTTGAGTGGGAAGAAGCACAAAGATATCCTGCACTTGCTAAATTAGGATTGGAAGGCTGGAAAAAATTAAAAGGTAAAAAAGTAAATGTTAAAGACCTTGGTGGTTTACAAAAAATAGGTAATCACTCAGCGCCAGATCAAAATACAGCAAATAAAAATTTACCAAATCTAGAACAAGATAAAGTCAAAAGAACGCAGGCTATGGTAAAAAGCGGAGTGGTTGAGTTACCTATTGTTGTTAAATTGCCAAACGGTAAAATGGATCTCCTTGGTGGCAACACAAGATTCACATCACTAGTTGCTATGGGTATTGATCCAGATGTATGGTATATAGATGCTTCAGGGTTAAAAGAAAACTTTGCTGACGGTAAAAAGCCAGGACGTAAAGGGTTAGCCAAACGTTCAGGTGTAGATTGTAAGCAATCGGTAAGTAAGTTGCGTAGTATTGCTAAAAGTAGTTCAGGTGAAAAACAACGTATGGCACACTGGTGTGCTAATATGAAATCGGGAAAGAAAAAATGAGACTAGGTGATTTAGAAGAAGCAAAAACAGAAAAGACAATCAAGGCACGTGATCCTAACTGGCGTGATATGGAAGCATTACGCAAAAGCGGTGCGGCAGGTTCACATGGTGATAAGACCAAGACCATTCCACGCAAAGAAAAACACAAAAAGATTCCTATGGAGACATCCCCTGATGAACTAGGTCCTATGAACGATAAAATGAAATCACTACTTTCTAAAGTTCACGACGATGAAGTAGCACAAAAGCAAATAGATAAAGAACGAGCAGATGCAGAACGTCAAGCAAAGGTTAAAGAACTAGGTCCAAAAGCAATGGACGATTATATTGCTAAACTAAAAGCACATGATTGGACATATCAATATTCAGATGATCATCGCTATTGGAAAAAAGGATCTGAAGAAGCAAATGAAATTCGCAGATTGCAACAAGTATTAGATCCTAATTTTGAAATTTATAACAAATACGCACCCGAAGGTTTTGGTGTAAAAATGAATAAGGAATCTATGTACGAAGATCAACAAGAAAATATAGTTTCAATGAATGTCCCTCTTTTAATTAGAGTACTAGAATATGCTAGAGAAGATGCGGAATCAGATGTTGACTTGCATAACATAATTGAAAAAGCAATTACAATGGGCGGTGAAGAACCACTTACAATGAAGGATTACGATTCACTTGTACAAAAAGATTTGCCTGCTCCAGAAGAACCTGAAGAAGTTAAAAAAGAACACTCGGATATTTTTAAAGCACTAGAAAAAGTTGACGAAACAGCATCACCCGGTGCTACAAGTGCTGGAAATATTGCTACCGTAAATAATCCACACATTGCTATTGGCGATAGGAAAACACGTAAAAAATACGGTAGTTTAGTTGGCGCTATGCCTAATCCACCTAAGGCAAAAATGCAAAAACCAAGCGATAATGCTTTAGACATGAAGGGTACTAGCATATTTGGAGGAACCCTAAAAAGGTAAATATTAACATGGACAGAGAAGATATTTTAAACAAAGTTTTTGAAACTAACAACGAAAAGTACGATCACGAAGCAGATATGGCTCGTGCCCAACTTATGCGTACGGCAGAAAATGCTATCAAACTATTTAAAATGATTAAACCAGGTGATAACCTAGAAGGTTGGACAGCCGCTAAAATTACAAAAGCAAGTGATTATCTACAAAGTGTTACCGGATACATGGAATACGAAATGTTTAAAGAAAAAGAAAAAGAACATATGATGTCCATTAAAGATTCAGATGATGACTATCACGAGTCATTAGCACAAAAGTTAGACAAGTATCAAAGACAAACACGAGACCTAGATGACCTAGAATCGTCAATTCGTAAAAGCGGACAATGGAACGATGAATTCGAAAAAAAGTTTAAGAGTCGTAGACAACAAATGGCTTATGATAAAATAAAAGCCAAAGCAAAATATGAATAATGCGTTACTATGAAATTTACACTGAGGCCTGGAGTAAGAAATATAAAAGAACTATCGACTGCTCGAATGCGAAGGGTTTCTCACAGAAGGCCCATTGTGCAGGAAGAAAAGCAAGACAATCAGGAAAAAAAACAAAATCAAAAAGCGTGTCATAAGGAGTAGACTATGGCGAATCTTCAAAAAATTCTAAGTAAGTTTAATTCAATGGGAGCAGTTGCACAACCTTTAATTCCTGATGATGCAAATGCACAAGCCGAATTAAAACAAACAGCAAACAACAATATTTCTAATCATGCACAAATGATTAATGAAAGTGTAAACAGATTAGAAATTCCTGAACTTAATGTTTCACAAAGCGACTTATATAAACTAGCAGGTGTTGACCCTAAACCAGTACAGCGACCGGGTCCTGCAAATCCTACACCAAATTCTATTGATCAAGATCAGTTAGATGAGGGTGATTTGGTTATCAAAAGACCGGCATTTAATCAAGCAATGCATAGTGCCATGGACGATATTCTTTGGAAAACAACAAAAAATCCTGAACTAATTCCAATAGTACAAAAGATATATAAAATGGCAACAGGAAAAGATGTTGAATACAACTCTGAAAAAGATAGTTTTACTATTAAAGGAAAAGGACAACAACCATCTAAACAGATTAATCAACCAGGCGGAGATCCTATTAATTTCGATCAATGGTTTAAAAAAGCACAAGCCGATGCTCAAAGAAAAGTTGCAGGCAATGAGGAGAAACAGGAAAATACATACAAGTCCTTGTTTAAAGAATTTTTAAAAATGAAGGAGAGCAAACAATGAATAACGATGTAATTGAATGTAAATGCGAAAACTGCGGTCACGAGCATCATTGTGGTACAACGTGTTGGGATTGTAGAAATAAAGATGTTTGCGAAACTTGTAACTGCGAACATTGTTCAAATGAAGATTAAAGAAGTTGTAGACTATTTTTACGGGTTAGATCCAGCACATTTAAGTTATACTCATAAAGTAGGCGACATATACGGTAAAAAAAATCTTAAAATCCCCCATGCAAAACTGCATAGATCATCTAAAGTGAAACATAAAAAATATAAATAGTACTATAGAGAGGTGTCAACTACCTCTTTTTTAACGAAAGAGGATTTATGGCATTTTTAGTACACAACTTACCACCTATCGAAGTTTTCGTTAAAAAAGAATATCTCTATGATCATCAGAGGGGACACGGAGAATTAACTCCGGGAATTTGGATTTCCATTAGAAGTATTGAAAGCAAAGCATTATACTTCGAAACTCTATTAACAGATTATGGTGCTCTATATGACAAATTACCCATAAGTGCATTTGTATGGAAAGAAGATTACGACAAAGACAATCAACTACCTTTAGATCATTTACAAATATGGGACTGCTTTGATTACGATATTACACTAATTAAAAAACCTATGTTGTGTGACTGCGAGTTCTTTGGCAAGGATAAAAAGATGCACAAAGGTGAATATTTGTTTACTCTAGACACCTGCCATAGAGATAACAATACATTAGACACAAATTTTAGTGAACATGATCCAGAACATAAAAGTTTTAATGTTATTAAATTAGATAACGGACAATTTGCGGCACAACCAAATAATAGAGTTATTTGGACAGATCAAAGTTTGATTACAAATGACAGACTAATACCCGACTTTAAAGTATGCACCCAAAACTACACCGTAGAAAATACACCAAAGTGGAGTGTAGGACACACCGACGAATGGAATTATAAAGCCAAAGACGAAGAATAATCTTGACTTCTAGCATAAATCCATATATAATATAAAATATACAACAAAGGAGAAACAAATGAGTGGAAAAGTTTTTGGTCCTGAAGAAAAGGCAAAACTAGTTCAAGTAGTCAATGACGGTGCAAGTGTAATGGGAGAAATTGCAGATCTTAAAGAAGGTCTAAAAGATACCGTGAAAGCAGTTGCAGAAGAATTAGATATCAAACCAGCATTGATCAACAAAGCAATCGGAGTTGCACATAAAGGTAATTGGCAAGAAGTTTATCAAGATTTTGATGATCTAGAATCTATTGTCATTACTACCGGCAAGGACAAGTAATTGCAAAAAATTATATCTTTCTGGACCGATAGTTATCAATCTGATAGAATTGCATTTGCATTTGAATTACTAAGTTTTATCTTTACCGTTGGAGCAAGTTTAACTTTAGCATTAAATGCTAGAGATCCAAATATGTTATACGTATATCCTGGGTTCTTTGTAGGATCAGTTTCACAATGTTATGCATCATTTAGACGCGGTGCGGCATGGGTAATGATGCTAACATTTTATTTTTCAATTGTAAATGTTTTCGGCTTTGGTATTGCGATTGGATGGTGGTAAAATATGCTAAAAAGAAAAAAATATTCAGATGTATCACAATACGATCCTAAAATACATACAAAAACAAAAGGTGGTTTAGGTTTTGGAATGAAAAAAAATTCTAAAAAAATTGACGGAGAAACAAGTGGACTTCACCTTTGCAAAGTATTCGGTTGGGATATTCCAGAACATTTAAAACCTCTTGCAAGGAAATTAAAAATAATATGAAAAATTTATGGGAAAAAGTAAAGCAGTTTTGGATTAGAAGTTATACTTCAGATAAAACAGCATTCTATTACGAAACAATCGCAAGTATTTGTGTATTCATATCAATGACTTGGATTAGTGTTACAGCAGATGCTCCACCAATGCACTTGATTTACCCTGTTAGTTTTACAGGTGCTGTGTTTAGTATTGTTGCATTTGTAAGACGACAAGTAGGTTGGCCACTTGTAATGACAAGTTATTTTGCCTGCTTACACATCTTTGGTTTCGGTAGAGCAATGGGTTGGTGGTAATGAAATCTTTGCCATATGAATACAAAGTATGGAGCCAACACAAAGAAGATGGAATTATTAAAGTATTAACTGACTCCATTAAAAATAATACAAAAATATTTTTAGAAATTGGTTGGGGTAATGGTACGGAAAATATGACCCATCATTTAATGGATCAAGGTTGGACTGGTACCGGTGTTGACGCAGATCCTAGAATTTTTAAAGATTCTGTTCTACCTAAAGAATTTAAACATATAGTTCTAAAGGTAACACCTAAGAACGTGCATAAAGCATTTAAAGATACACCTAAAGTTTTTGATTTTTTTTCGCTAGATATTGATAGTTACGATTATGAAATATCCAAATGGCTATTAGAAAATCAATATACACCTAAGGTTGTTTGTTTAGAAATTAATAAAAGGTTTGGTCCTAAAGTTCATGCTAGTTTTCCATATATTGAATTTGCGGCTAATCATAATGGATTTTATAAAAAAACAGGCTTGTTTGGTGTTAGTTTAGCAAAATATAAAAGACTATGGAATCGTTACGGATATACATATTTTGGATATGATACCTCTGCTAATAACATATTCTTTTACCACAAAGACTACGTAAAAAATTTAGATGATATTGTTACACATCCTGATGAAAATTTTCCTGTAAAGGATGATAGCAACATGATAACTATGGTACAAGAGAATAGTTATTGGAAAATATTAAAAAATGATATTTGGAGAGAAGACTAATGGGTAAAATGAAAGACCATATGCTAAAAACTATTAGTAATAAAATGGACCATTTACAACAACTAATGGAGTCTAATGCACATCTAGATCGTCCAGAATACGTTGAAGATGTAATATCTTGGGTAACAAAATACTGGACTATACTAAGCGAAGAAGATAAAGATTATATCGAAGGTGCTCGTTATGCTATTGAAGAAAGAATGGAATGGAAATTGCCATGATCTATTATGTAGATATTGACGGAACAATTTGTAATTTAAATATTACCAAAGATGGTAAAAATGAATACGAGTATGCTAAACCATACCAAGAACGTATTGAGCATTTTAATCAGTTATTTGACGAGGGACACGAAGTTCATTATTGGACAGCCAGAGGTATGAGTAACGGAAATTTAGAAGCCAAAAAAGAACTTACATACAATCAACTAAGACAATGGGGAGTAAAATATACTAGTGTTAATTTTAAAAAGCCTCATTATGATATTTGGATAGATGATAAAGCACAAAATGTGGATTCATATTTTGATAAAATAAAACTTGACAAAAAATAATGTTGATGTTATTATTAAAATAACAAAGGAGTTTTATGCCAGGACCAGATATACGTAGAAACTATGGAGGGAAAGAAGGACCTTCACCCGAAGAAAGACAAGAAAAATTAGATGAAATGATGAAAGAGTTCTTAGCCAAAGGCGGAACTATTGAAAAAGTTGCACCAGGGTTGGCGCAAGGATATGGTGGTTTAGATAGAACACCACAATATACAGATGCAGAAGTAAAACAGAAATGGTACAAAGAAAATGGAATAACCGATCCTGCACTTAAAAAAAGCCGTAAAAAGAAAACAAAGAAAAGTTAAGGCATAAGTAAATTTGAAGAAGGTTAATCCAGCCACAAATGGAATATTTGGTATTGTCAGCCGAAAGTGACAAACAGGAGAAAAAATGAGTTATGTAGACGCTCTGTGGAACAGAGACAAAGACGTTATTAAAGTCGTAGAGAGAAACAAAAAAGGCGAACGAGAGTTTCGCGAATTCCCCGCAAGATATGTATTCTATTATGGTGATCAAAAAGGTAAGCATCGTTCGACGATCGGTGACCCTTGCTCAAGAGTTGTATGTAAAAGTTGGAAAGACTTTCTTAAAGAACAAAAAATAAACAAACATCGTGGCTTGTATGAAGCGGATATCAATCCTGTATACCGCCTGCTTGAAGAAAACTATCTAGGCCAGGATGCTCCGAATCTACACGTTGCATTTTTCGATATCGAGGTTGACTTTGATCCAGAGCGTGGATATAGTTCTCCCGAAGATCCATTCACAGCCATTACAGCAATTACCGTACATCTACAATGGCTTGATACCCTTGTAACACTTGCTATTCCACCTAAAACGCTTACTATGGAAGAAGCAAAGGAACAGGTAAAAGATTTTCCTAACACACACTTATTCGAAAGCGAAGCAGAAATGCTTGACACGTTTTTGGATTTAATACAAGACGCAGATATACTAAGTGGTTGGAATAGCGAAGGTTACGATATTCCATACACCGTAAACAGAATTACAAGAGTACTAAGCAAAGAAGATACAAGACGTTTTTGTTTGTGGGATCAATATCCTAAGAAAAGAACATATGAAAAGTTTGGAAGAGAACAGGAAACCTATGACCTAATAGGCAGACAGCATTTAGATAGTTTGGAATTGTATCGTAAATACACATATGAAGAAAGGCACACTTACAGACTTGATGCCATTGGTGAAACGGAAGTTGGCGAAAAGAAAACGGTGTACGAAGGTACGCTCGATCAACTTTATAACAATGACTTCCGAACGTTTATCGAATACAACAGACAAGACGTTGCACTACTGGACAAGTTGGACAAAAAGTTAAGGTTCATTGATTTAGCGAATGAACTTGCACATGCAAATACGGTTTTGCTACCCACCACAATGGGTGCTGTTGCAGTTACAGAACAAGCAATTATTAACGAAGCACATAGACGTGGCTTTGTAGTTCCTAATAGGGTACATAGAGAACCTGGCAGTGAACCTGCCGCAGGTGCTTATGTTGCATATCCTAAAAAAGGACTACATGACTGGATTGGATCGATGGATATTAATTCACTATATCCATCAGTTATTCGTGCATTAAACATGGACCCTGCAACGGTAGTTGGTCAATTAAAACCAACGTACACAGAAGAACATATCAAAAACGAAATGACATTACGTAAGAAATCATTTGCGGCGGCTTGGGAAGGACGTTTTGGTAGTTTAGAATATGATGCTGTAATGAATCAGAGAAAAGATCTGCAGATTACCGTTGATTGGGAAAATGGCGAATCAGACATTATGAGTGCCGCCGAAGTTTATAGATTAATTTTCGAAAGCAATCAACCCTGGATGCTTAGTGCTAACGGAACTATTCTTACAACAGAACATGAAGGTATTATTCCTGGACTATTAGAGAGGTGGTATGCTGAACGTAAAGAAATGCAGGCAAAGAAAACTGCCGCACAAGACGCAGGTAACAAGATCGAAACATCTTTTTGGGATAAAAGGCAGTTGGTTAAAAAGATTAATCTTAACTCTCTTTACGGTGCTATTCTTAATCCCGGTTGTAGATTCTTTGACCCAAGGATTGGTCAAAGCACTACACTAACAGGCAGAGCAATTACAAAACATATGGCGGCCAAGGTTAATGAAATTATTACAGGCGAGTATGATCACGTAGGTAAAAGTATTATATACGGTGACACTGATTCCTGTTACTTTAGTGCATACACAAGTTTACGTGCTGAAATTGACAAAGGTGATATTCCGTGGAACAAGGAAAGTGTTATTGCACTATATGATCAAATTTGTGAAGAAGCAAATACAACTTTTCCGAAATTTATGGAAGATGCGTTTCATTGTCCTAAAACAAGAGGAAAGGTTATTGCGGCAGGAAGAGAAGTTGTTGGTGAAAAAGGTTTGTTTATTACTAAGAAAAGATATGCTATTCTAATTTATGATTTAGAAGGATTCCGTACAGATGTAGACGGTAAGCCAGGCAAAGTAAAAGCAATGGGTCTTGATCTTAAACGTTCAGATACTCCTGTGTTTATGCAAGACTTTTTAAGTGAAGTTTTGTTGGCTGTACTAACAGGCGCTCAAGAAGAAAAAATTCTTGATATGATTACAGAATTTAGAACAGAATTTAAAGCACGACCAGGTTGGGAAAAAGGATCACCTAAACGTGCAAATAATATTACAGATTATCTTGCTAAACTTAAAAAGCAAGGCAAAGTTAATATGCCAGGTCATGTAAGAGCAAGTATTAATTGGAATACACTCAAAGGCATGAATGGTGACAATTATAGTATGCAAATAGTTGACGGTATGAAAGTTATTGTTTGCAAACTAAAGAACAATCCTATGGGATATACTTCGGTTGCGTATCCTACAGACGAACTAAGAATTCCAAGTTGGTTCCAAGAACTTCCGTTTGCGGATGATGAAATGGAAAGTGTTATCATCGATAACAAATTGGACAATCTTATTGGTGTTTTGGATTGGGATATAAAATCAACCGAACAGAAGAATACATTCAATAATTTATTTGACTTTGAATGATTTTCTAAATATAATAGTAATAAGGAACGGAGAAAACTATGAAAGACATATTACAAG